ATGGACTTCAAAGACCAGGTTCGCCAACTCAGCGAACGCGTATCTCAGTTAAAAGATAACATCCACACCGAGGAGGCTACCAAGAATGCCTTCATTATGCCTTTTCTTCAAGTCCTCGGCTACGATGTATTTAATCCGCTGGAAGTCGTTCCCGAGTTCATCTGTGACATTGGTATCAAGAAAGGAGAGAAGATTGACTACGCTATCTTTAAAGAAGGACATCCGGTTATCCTAGTTGAATGCAAACACTGGAAACAGTCGTTGGACATTCATGATGGGCAGCTACTTCGTTACTTCCACGTCTCCAAGGCTAAGTTCTCTATCCTCACGAACGGGCTAATCTTTCGCTTCTACACGGATCTAGTGGATGCTAACAAGATGGATGAGAAGCCGTTCTTTGAATTCAATCTGGAAGCCATCAAAGACGGACAGATTGAAAAGCTAAAGGAGTTTCATAAGTCAAGCTTTGACGTCAATAGCGTCTATCAGTCAGCGTTTGAATCCAAGAACTCCAATGAGCTACGAACGTTGCTTCAAAAGGAATTCAATGACCCAGGTGATGAGTTTACCAAACATTTTGTCAAGCAGGTGTATCCCACAGCTGTTACCGCAAAGGTACTGGAGTACTATAAGCCTCTGTTAAAGCGAACCATTGCTAACTTCATTAACGATACGCTAAACGACCGATTGAAGCTCGCGATTACCAATGATGACTCTTTGTCCTCATCGTCTGTGGTAGAGTCTACAAATGCGTCTAATGAGACTGTAGCTTTGCCCTCAGTACCAACTCAGGCCGATAAAGAGAAAGCGGAGATTGTTACCACAGAGGAGGAACTGGAAGGCTTCTATATTGTTCGGTCCATCCTTCGAACGAAGGTGCCTGCAGCTCGGATTACGCATCGTGATGCACTTTCCTACTTTGCCATCTTCCTGGACGATAACAACCGTCGACCCATCTGTCGATTGTATTTGAATGCTCAGACGAAAAAGTATCTGGGAACATTTGATGCAGCTAAGAAGGAAACGAAGGTGGAGATTAAGTCGTTGGATGACATTTACAACTATGCAGCGGAACTAGAGGCTGTAGTAGGAGTGTATGCCAGTAGCAAAGTGAAGGAAGAGTAGCGTATATAGACTTTTGTCGGTTTAGTCAGTACCCTTTTAGGACTTAAACGCAAAAATCTAAAGCATCTGGCAACAACCGCTGGGTGCTTTTTGCATATATAGGTTTTTCTCCAACTTCGGAAAAACGACTTTTGTCAGTTTAGTCGGTACCCCTTCGGTACATTTTGACTAAAATTCAAAGGCTCCAAACCTCTTCAAGAAAGAGCCTCAGGGTACCTCATCACTGAATATGTTGGCTTGTTTGTTGGCTCATCAAGCAAAAAAGCACCTAGCAAATGAATGCTAAGTGCCTGATTATGAGGGTGGGCCCTGTAGGTTTCGAACCTACGACCAATTGATTATGAGTCAATAGTTATCGCTTTCCCAGTGAATCCTACTATTTCCCTGTGTTGCTATAAAAGCACTGAATATCAGTATTGTAAATAAATTGTTTCCCCGTTCATTCTCATTGATAGCTGATTAATTCTTAGATTTGTTGGTGAGTTTGCTGGTGAGTTATGGGATTTTGAGAATAATCTAACCAGCACGATCTAACCAACCATGTATGAATACCACAAAAGCCGAAATCAAGCTTGCCTTTGATCCGTCATCGAATGGGAAGATTTCGGTGAAGCTTCGAGTCATCTTCCAGCGTGAGAACCGGAAATATTCTTTTCCAATCAAAGGCGGGGTGTTTCTAACCAAGGAAGACTTTGATAAGCTGGTTCGCTGCTACGAAGGCGGCTATGGTAAATCTGCTGAGCGGATACGCCATATCTATGACTCGCTAGAGCCTTTCATCAAGAAGGCAAAAGAGGTAGTAGACAAGCTTCCCGTGTTCTCCTTCGACGTTTTTAAAGAAGCCTTTTATCGAACAGATTCCGTAGTCGAGGACTTCGATAAAACGGACCTCTTACTAGCCATATCCAGAAAAGCCGATTCTATGCGTAAGCAGGGACGGGTAGGCAATGCTACTGCCTATGACGCCGCAGGAAGATCGTTGGCTCGCTACGTTAGCTCTCTATCTAAAGCGGATCGTCAAGACTTAGGGCTGGCTGCTTTGCCAAAGAAGGCCGCTTCTCCTGTCATTACGCTGACTTACAAAGAAGTTACGCCTGAACTATTAGCCGACTACGAAGGCTGGATGAAACGGTACGGCAAAAGCTCTCAAAGTCCTTCTGGCAAGCCTAGCCCAGCCTCTTCTACGACTATTGGCATCTACCTGCGTCACGTACGCTCGATGTTCAATGATGCTATTGACGACGGTATCATCTCCAAAGATGTGTATCCATTCGGCAAGAAGAGGTATGTGATTCCAGCGGGTAAGAACACGAAGAAGGCCCTGGATAAAGCAGACATCGATAAGATCATGGCTTATGAGTGTGCCCCTGGGATGGAACAACGGAGCCGTGACTTATGGGCGTTCTCTTACTACAGCAATGGCATGAACTTCGCCGATATTCTTCACCTCCGCTGGAAGGACATCGATAAGAAGAAAAATAAGATTGTATTCATTCGCAAGAAGACAGCCAGAACCAGAAAGGCAGATCAGTTGAAGATTCAGGCAATGTTGTTTGAGGAAAGCTGGGCCATCATTAAGCGTTGGAAGAATACAGACAACCGGCCTGATGCCTACGTATTCCCTTTTCTTGAAGAAACGATGGATGCTATACGCCAAAGAGCTATCATACGCCAGGTCATTAAAGTCACCAATAAGTACATGACCAAGATTGCCGAGGCAGTAGGGGTGGAGGGTGATGTAAAGACCTATGCAGCCCGGCATTCATTTGCCACGATCCTGCTTCGCTCAGAGGCTCCCATTGCCTTTATCTCACAGTCACTAGGGCATGCGAACATCGCCACGACGGAAGCATATTTAGGTAGCTTTGATGACGAGAAAACCAAGAAGTATTTAGAAGCGTTAATGTAACCCTTACGTAATTAGGGAACGTAACCGAGACAGATGCCATACAATGAATCATGAACCCCTATATACTACGTTAAACCAACTAAAGGCGGAGTTTGATAGCTATCGACACCTGGATAACGAACGTATCCGCCAGGCCATTGAGCTAGAATATACCTACGAATCCAACCGAATCGAAGGCAATACGCTGACTCTGCGGGAAACGGATCTGGTTATTAACGAAGGTATGACCATTGGTGGTAAACCTTTAAAAGACCATTTGGAGGCAATCAACCACCGCGATGCATTAGAGTTCATTAAAGACATTGCCCGTCGTGAGATACCAATCGATGAGCGGGTGTGTTTAGATATTCATGCGTTGATTCTTCGGGGAATCGATCCGAGAAATGCAGGGAAGTATCGGGATGTACCTGTATTAATCAGAGGAAGCAAGCATGTGCCTCCTGCGGCCTATGTCCTAGCAGAAGAAATGCAAAAACTTTGGAGTTGGTATGCAGAAGCTACGGGTCATCCCGTAGCCATTGCCGCCGAACTCCATGAAAGGCTGGTAACGGTCCATCCATTTATTGATGGCAATGGACGCACGGCCCGGCTGCTAATGAACCTGGTACTTATGCAACATGGATACCCGATTGCTATTTTGAAAGGTGATGTAGCTAGTCGTCTCCGCTATTATGATACGCTGGAACATGCTCAGACGACGGGCGATAAAGGCCCATTTATCACACTAGTTGGGGAAACCGTACAAGAAACGCTAGAGCGGTTGATTAAAACACTGAAAGGCTAATAAAACAAAAGCACCCGGAGACCGTGGTAAGTTGTCCGAGTGCTTGTAACCCATAAAAACGATGCAATTTAAGGATAATAAAGAAGTGTCTAAGGAATTTGTTGCTTCTCAAATAGACATTGACAATACTTTAAGTGATGAGATATACGATTACCTAGAGGCATCAGAACGGAAGATGGAAGAGATTTATGAGATACTAAATCCTTCAATTGTCTATGAAAGACTTATCAATGAGGAAAATCCTATAACCTATGAAGAAGCAGTAGAAGTATTGGCTATTTGGGATCAAATAGATTACGAAAACAAGCTTAAAGTTTGGAAAGCTTTCCAATTTCCTCACACGGTTTATTGTTTAAATCATGTGGAGTTAAGCTTTTACCCTGCCATGGCTAGGGTAAAAGCCTCTGAAATAGATAATAGTAGGATCGACTTATTTACAATTCTTCCTACCAATGATGTTCATCGTGCCAGCTTCATCAGTTGGTGCTTAGATTTTCAGATAGGCTCCGACCCTGTGACATCCATACCATCCAAAGAAGCATTTATAATGCAGGCTCGACGGCATCAAGAACCTATGCAATACATTAATGAAGTACGCCAAGTTATCGAAGATCGACTAGGCCATGCATATGATTTATATAGGTCCGTAAATGAAAAAATAAGAGACAACAACCCAAATGATCTTATTTTACAGCATTTTGAACTAAAAGAATGGCTTCTCTATATTGGTTATGACGATTCCAAGAGAGGCAATTGGCGAGCAGTTGAGCATTTAGATTGTAACTTCTTAAATATAGCTCCTTATCGGGTTTCCCATATAAGTGGTGCATTGAAAGGTTATCAGGCTGGACATTATGCTATGGAAGTCAGAACATTTATAAATGATTGCTCAGCCATATTGGATAGGAAAGAATCTAACCCTCTGCCTCAAGACGCTTTTGTTGATATTATTAACTCTTATACAGTGGCTGCCTTTGGTCTTAAAGGGTTATCTTCTTCAATTAGGAACATGGAATTTGCTTTGGCTCGCACTAGGGAACACAATCAAATTGAGGAAGAATATCGAGAGTATTATGAATGGGGATCACAATTAATAAGCGTTCCATTGAACTACAGGAGTAATGCGGTATTCTTCCATGAGTTAGTTACCAGGCAATACTTTGTGCATCTAAAATATCAACTATTAGATAAGTTCGCAGGGATTGCAGTGCCAATAGAGGTTATTAATCAAGAAATCAAGTTCATTGAGTCATTCATCTCTTTCTCTATTAATTACGATCCATCGAGATCAGTTATTGAAAACGGGAACAGCCCAGAAGACAAAAGCGAGTTTGCGGAATATCAAAGACTTCGCTTAGGTTATTACACATATACAAAGCTAATACATAGCTATCCGGCCATTGGCGAGAAGCGTCCTGTAAATGTTGCCGTCTATGCAGTTTGTCATCATTATCTTAACTACTTGAAACATATTAAGGCTGAAAGAGAAGGGGAAAAGCCTTTAGAACCTATAGCAAGTCTATCCTCGTCACAAACTCTGCCGAAATTAGACGTTGAGTTAGGCGGATACAGTGAAATGGAAGGAATAGCGATGTTGTATGGCTATTTAGGTATAAATATTACCCTAGAGGAAGCTAACTATATTGGAGAGTTATGTGATAAACAAGGAGGACAAGGTCTAATAAATAAGATAGTTAAATACTCACTCTCAAGGGAGAGGTATGGTCTGGGAAAAGAAGGAGAAAGGGGCTATAAGGCAAAGGCTAAGCGTTTTGACTGGGTAATTGAAAAGCTATCTGAAATGGGCCAGGGTAAAATCAAGAAAGTCGCCCAGGATGAAAAAAATAGATATATAGCTAATTATAGAGAGACCAACCCTTAATAGCAGCTTATTTCAGTTTAAACTAGTTAAACTAGTTAGTGTTTCCTGTCATGAAACCTTTGTGTCATCATTAAACACAAAGGTCATGACAGAACTAGCCAATCCCTTTTCTGCTATTTATTCGAGACTGGCTCGAATTGAAGAATTGCTTTTGGATATCAAGCATCTGCCTAATGCTGAGGTAGTAACTCGAGACGATGAAGCCTCATTTTTAACAGTTGCACAAGCTTCTAATTTTCTGGGGATCGCAGAGAAAACACTCTACAGCAACATCGGCAAGATTCCTCACCTTAAACGCCACGGGCGTCTGTACTTCCGCAAAGACGAGCTAGTAGGCTATTTAGAGGGCGGTCGAGTGAAAGGAGGTCGCAAATGAAAGCCACTCTCTTGCTCGAGAATAAATGGAATGAACTCAAGCGTCAGCAACGTCCTACTATTCCTTCTCATGCCATTCCCCGTACCAAATTCTCCGATTGCACTGCTAATGGGCTGGGTAAATGCCTAAAGACCTTCTCAATCGTTGAGCAATTCCAGTGTGAACGTATTTCTACCGAAGGAAGAGTCATTGATTCTCGCAAAACTGTACAGGACTGCTTAGGACATCGAAAAGTCATTGGAAGCATTAAGCGTATACCTACCTCCGGAATGAAGGGCAGTGCTGATTATAGTCTAACCATTAATGGCCGTTCGATAAAGGTCGAGATTAAAATTGGCAAGGATCGTCAGAGTCAAGCTCAAAAAGAGTATCAACGTCAGGTCGAAGCAGCCGGCGGCATTTACCTCATCATCTCTTCCTTCCAGCAATTCTACGACTGGTACCAGCAACAGAAAGGAGTACTCGCGTGAAATGGCGTCTTATTGCCCTTATCCAGACACTCAGCACTATTCAGTGGCAGGCATAAAAAAAGGGTTAACCCCGGCAGGTCAACCCTAAAACATAAATGTGTAATCACATGAATGATACAGTAAATATAAGCAATTCTGGTATACCAGACCCTATTTCCCCCCATGAAATAGAAGCAAATATTGAGCAATATACTAGAGAGGGGTTAACGCCTTTGGTATTAAAACTATCGGCGACTTCTCAAAAGCTAAAAGAACTCTCTAGTAAACCCGTTACACAGAGTGCACCACTGTTGGAGCTGAATGGCACTGGTATTTTTCGCAGGGGAACAGTCAATATGATCCAGGGACGCTTTGGCTCTCATAAGTCCAGATTAGCCGAATTATTAGCTTCACGGATGATCATGCGACCAGGGTGTACTAATAACTTCCTCGGTTTTAAAACTCCTTATCAGGAACGTTTTGCAGTGCTGTTTATTGACACTGAGCGAAGCGTTAAAGAGGAGCTTCCACCAGTGCTTCAGCGAATTAGGAAACAGGCTGGGTATGATCCATACAACGATCCTGATGGTTTTTATTATACTTCGTTGAAGGACCTAGATCGTAAAGAGCGACTTAATGCAGTCCGAGAATACCTCTCTTATATACGAAAGCAGACGTCTTACCATCTGTGTATCTTCCTGGATGTTTTAACTGACTGTGCTAGGTCCTTTAATGATGACTCTGACGCACTGAACTTACTCGACTTTTTAGGCAAGCTTACTGATGAGCACAATGCGACTGTATTTACTGTAGTACATGAAAACCCATCTGGCGTTGAGGCAAAGGCTCGTGGTCACGTAGGTACGGAAGCTACTAATAAGGCCAGCACAGTGCTTAGTATTGGTTACGATCGCACCGCTGAAGGCAAAGAGACGGATCTCATCAAAATCCAGTTCATTAAACTTAGGTCAGCTAAACGTCCTACCCCGATGTATCTGCAGTTTGACGCGGAAACTGCCAGCTTGAGAGAAGCAGATCCATCATTGATCATCAGCCCCGATAAAGCAGATCCATTAGATGAGTTGGCCGAGTTCCTCAGCGTAGAACTGAAAGAGCCTAAAAACTTCTCCCAACTCGTAGCGAAATCTAAGAATGCTAAGAATACTCTCAGAAAGCGGCTTGAAGAGTTCATGCAAGAGGAACGTGAAGTTTATGGTGATGAAGGCGAAGCGTACTACTTGACTACTGGGAATGGGCCTCAAAACTCTAAAATCTATAGCCTGAAACCTGTATAAATATAAGTGAGTCAGTCAATCAAACGCCTATATAGGGAATTGACTGACTGACTTAGAGAACACTTAGTCGGTCACTGCTGATCAACTGACTGACTAAGTGACAAACTTCTGACTATTAATTAGTTACATATTTTAAGCTATGAAAAACGAACTTCCACCCCTCAAACTAGATAATAACCGAAAACGCGTCGCAACTTGCCCCTGTAACAAATCCAATAAAGACGGCAAATTCGCTCCCTATATTGGCCATGACTGCTATGGTTACTGCCACGCCTGCGGAGATACGTTTCTGCCTCCTATCAATCGCGAAGAAGGCTACGATTACCAAATGACCGCTATCCAGCAGAGGCCTAAACTGCCGGAAGCACCCCCGTCGCTGATTCCGGATGACTTATTCAAGGCGACCCTGAAGAGCTACGAAGGCAACCATTTTGCTACGTTTTTAGAAAGCCTGTTTGGTGTTGTGCTGACCGCAAAGCTTTTGCTTATGTACTTTGTAGGCTCAGCTAAAGGAGGGAAGACTATCTTTTGGCAGATTACTCCCAAGGGTGAAGTTAGGGCAGGCAAGATCATGCGGTATGATCCAGTGACTGGGAAACGCTCGAAAACCGAGCATCCTAACTGGGTGCACTCAGTAATGGATCTGACAGACTTCAAATTGAAGCAAGTTCTCTTCGGCTCCCATCTACTAACGCCGGCTAATCAAAGCAAAACAATAGCCATCGTTGAATCAGAGAAGACTGCCATTCTAGCCTCGGCTTACCTGCACAACTACATCTGGCTGGCTACGGGTGGAAGCAATGGTCCCGGACTTACTTCTAAAGAAACGCTGGAGCTATTAAAAGGGCGTAGAGTCATTCTTTTCCCTGACGTAGGGGCTTATGCCAAATGGGAAGAGAAAGCTGCTCAGATGAGGACTATGGGCATTCAGGCACTTACTAGCTCCTTGCTTGAAAGCAAAGGACGTGATCATAACTGGGATTTAGCTGATGAGTTCCTAACCTACCGAGAACCGCTGACGCTGGAGACAGGTGAAGTTCTTAACTGGGCACTAACTGAACCCGACGGATACCCACTCTTCTGGGATCAACCCGTACAAAAATGTTCGCCCTAGATTCCTGCAAAACAACTTAAATTATCACTAAACCCCCACTAGTATAGTGGATTTGCTCACTACTTATGAAGTTCGAGAAAGGACACGAAAGAGGAGGCGGAAAAGCGGAACTCCCAACAAGACTACCGCTGACATCAAGGCCCGCATCAAAGCACTCATTGACGATAACTTTGACAGTATCGTTGATTCCATTGAGCTACTGGAGCCTAAGGACCAGGTAGCAGCTTATCTAAAGTTCTTAGAGTACATCCTACCCAAGCAGCGGGAAACGAAAATCGATATATCTAGCCTATCTGACGAGGAAGTAGACTCCCTTCTTGAAAAAGCTATGGAGAAGATGGACAACGAAGAGTAGTACTTAAACCAATAACCCCAAAACGTATATGAATCGCAGTGAAAAGTTACTTACGCTTAGCCTAGCTCTATCAGGGAATACTTCTCGATTAGAAAGGCTAAAAGAACTCAAACGACGTGAACTACTACCTTTCAAAGCAGTATGCGGAATCCTATCATTCTATGATGTACCTGACGAGCTGCTGGAACATGGAGTGTATTTCACTAATCATCCTACCAGGAGAAACGAAGATCTACTCTCTCTGCAGGAATATCTCGATTATTTTCAAGGTCTTGATCCGCAATTATTGCGTGGCCCTTTACCTAGAGGGATGATGCTTATAGAGAACTCAACAAATGCTTTTGATCATGTAATACTTGATTATATCGCAGTAACAGGGAAAGACTACTTGGAAAGGTATACTAGTGGTACTATAGCTAATCTCAAGCAATTGAATCTTTTAAATAGCTCACCTTTATCTGGTGAAGGAATCGTGCCCGATGGCCACTTTATTCCAGTTCGCCTGTACTTAGATAAGAACGAGTTTAACAGGTTTACACAACACCCCTTTATCTCATGAATCGGAAACTAAAAGAAGAGGCTTTAGCAGCCTTCCTATCGGGTAATCTCTCCCGAGTAAAGCAGATCCACGAACAACATAAGCCACCTGTAATTGTACAGGCAGATGAGGACGGGTCAGGTAACTATGCAAACGTGTCCATTAGGACGACTACAGGCAAAGCCACTGACCGGATCGTAGAATCACACGAACAGTTAACTAGCGAAGAGTTTGATAGGCTAGTAGATAAGGCGAAAAGGAAAGGACGTCCTTCGCTTCTCCTCTTTACTGATAACCGACTGAAACAATAAAAACACTCCTATGATGACAAATGAGCAAATGGAACAAATGATGGAAAGAATTAGGGTCAATTATGCAAATGATCGCGATGTGAAAAGTATGGAAGCTAATATTGAAAAGGTATTAGTCGAGTATATCGGTGTGCCGACCAATCCCAAAAGAATCAAAGTAATGGTAAATTCATATTCTTTGCTTGTACAGGCTACAACACCTCAAGAAGGCATTATTTAAAGTTTAGGTACTTAAGGACTCCATAGACTTTACAAGTGCCAAATCCTGGATTATCTTAGTAACGACGACGCGACAAATTCCGATAGCTAAACCCTCTTAGCATGTCGGCAATAATTAGACCGGATGACTTATACAGTCAGTCCGAATTTGAGCAAGCACTTCTAGCCCTGCAAAATTCGCATGCAGGGCTATCTAAATCTATCCAGGCTGACGTAAAGCGTACGGCTAAGGAATATCTTTCCCTTAAACAGCAACTCAAAGACATTGCGGCGGCGGCTGATAAGATTCAGCTAGGGGCCGGAGCGATGAAGCAACTTGTTGAGCTTAATAAAAAAGTTGAAGAGACGGCGGATCAGCACAATAAGGCAAAGGAGAAGATTAAAGAGCTTAACGACACGCTACGGGCGAATGGCGATTTTGTTGATAACGCCAAGGAAGCTGTTAAACGCCTTCAGAATGAGATTCGGGAACTGAGTAAATCAGGCGAAACAGAGCGTCAAACGATTACAAAACTTAATAATGAACTACGCCAATATCAGACAGCTATCAAAGTAGTAGAGACTGCCCAGAAGCAGGCTAAACAATCTATTGATTCAACACGGGCTTCCTATAGTCAACTTAACAAAGAGACTAATGAATTAACAGGCAAGCTTAGAAGTGTAGATAGTGCTCTTAAATCTTCTACCGGAGCGGTTAATAGGTATAACAAAGAGGCTTCAACTCTTCAGACACAAATTCAGAGTAATACAAAAGTTCTTAAAGTGCTTAATGCGGAAACGGGCAGTAGTAGAAGCTTATTTGAAGGGTATTCTGGTAGCTTAAGAAAGGTAAACAGCTCTGTCTCTCCAGTTGTAGGTTCACTCATGTCTCTTTCTGCTACACTCATTGGCGTAGGGTCAGCAATGGAAGCGGTAACGGCCTCTGCCAGGATTATTGCGACGATGGAGCGGCAAAACCTTGCTCTTCGCAATGCTTCTTCATCGACCTCTGAATTTAATACAAATCTAGAGCTAACCCGGAGAATTGCTTTGAGGACAGGAGCCCCGCTGGACGATACAGTAGATGCCCTCCGTAAGTTCACAGGAGCCGTGCGAGGTACATCGTTGGAGGGTGAAAAAGCCAGGCGGGTGTTCACTGCATTCTCTAACGCTTTTACAGCCAACGGAGCTAGTGCCGAAGAATTATCCAGAGCGACGAAAGCCCTTTCTGATATGATGTCAAAGGGTACTGTGTCCGCAGAAGAGCTAAAAGGTCAGCTAGGGGATGCCTTGCCGGGTGCTGTCAAGTTGTTTGCTGATGCCATGGGGGTTTCCCAGCGGGAACTCCTAAAGATGATGGAAAACGGCGAACTACTAGCGGAGGAGGTTCTTCCAAAGGTTGCTGCTCAGCTGGAGAAAATTACGGGCAGTAAGGCTCAGGAGAATTTGAAAACCATCTCTGGATCTTGGCAGGTGGTTCGCACAAACTTTCAGTTGTTCTTAGCTGAGTTTAATAAAACGGGCGTTATCTCTAACTTCTTTTCGGTACTCAATGGCAACTTAGCTAAATACCTGGACGCCCTTCGGTTATCTTACAAAAACGGCGGCTTAATGGGTATTACCAACTTGATGGGAATGTCAATTACGGATGCTTTGACAGGAAATCAGTTCAATGTTTCAGGAAATTATTACCGGAGCTTACAGGCAAAAGAATCCATTGAAAAGAATCATGATTCATTTGCCCAGGCTACGCCCGCTCAGCAGGCCCAGGCGATCAAAATGCAAACCAAAGCCGTAGAGGATCAGAAAAAGAAGGTCGCCGATTTGCAAAAAACGGTGGATAAGCTTAAAAGTGGCTACAAGGATACGTGGGCGGATGGAGGTAAGTCATACCGGATTTGGAGTGAAAATATCAACAAAGCCCGGAAGGATTTAAATGAAGCGAAAGGTACGCTTGAAAGCTACACGAATGGTTTGATCAAAATGGGTCGTGTTCAAGCTGAGACAGCCAAGAAAATACCAGCCCTTGGTAAGCCCCTTGATAAAACGACACCTGATACAATGACTTCTTCTATCCGAGATCAGATTGATGCGATCCCTAACGCTCTGATCGGGAAAAATGGCAAGGCAGAGTTAACAAAGGAGCAAACTAAGGCGTTAAAAGCTGCCCGGGATGAGGTTCTTCAATTATATAATACCCTTTCCAAAGGTGAAGTAGCTAGATTGAATTTAGCCTCATTGAAGAATGAACTAAACGAGCTTCTGTACGGAAGAAAGGAAAATAAATCTGGAGCTTCAGCGGCTCAAAAAGAGCTTCGCAAGCAATTCACCACCATTCAAGGGTTTATTAAGGATTATCAAGACGAGCTTCAAAAATTTGTACTCAATGGTGATAATTGGGATGTATTGGAAGCTATTCGTAAAAGATTGCAAGAGAGTATGCCTAAGCTTGAAAAAGAAATGGGCAAAGGCGATCAGAAAGCTAAAACATTACTTGGGAAGATTACTGATACCTTCCGTAATAAAATGCCCTGGCTTAAGCCTTTAGAATACGACACAGATACAGTCTTTGGGCAAGCTTTGAAGGATGGCGAGAAGTTCCGCAAGTTCATTGAGGATAAGGGCTTTACGAACGCTCTCAAAAAGATTCAAAAGGAGGTTTTCGGGGATTCTACCAAGTTCCGGGAACAAGCCGCCAATGCCATTAAACCCGGCGGGGGCCTGGCTGAGCGAGTGTCCGAGAGGGCTGGCAAACAGTCTGACATTTATATGCAGTATCAGCAAGAATCTGGCTTCCTTAAGTCAGAGCTAAATATGTATATACTGATCAAGAATTCAGAAAGAGCCATACTACAAGATCATTTAGACAAGATTTATCAATATGAATTGGCTGGTGATCACAAGATGGCTCAACTCGAAAGGAATGCATACGAAAGAAGAAAAAAGCAGATACTAGATGAAGCACACATAAAACAACAGACAGTAGAAGAGTCTTTGCAATTGGCGACCACAATTGCATCTGGTGTTTTCGAAGTAATGTCCGCCTACAGGCAAAAAGAATTAGATGCTCTCTCTAAACAAAAAGAACACGAGTTGGGATTGGCTGGAGACAATAAAAATGCTCAAGCCAAAATCAATAAAGAGTTTGAGAAAAAAGAGGCAGCTATCAAGCTTAAGCAAGCCAAAGCAGATAAAGATAATGCATTATTTCAGATTGCCGTAAACACAGCTATTAACGCATCACGGTATTTACCTACGAACCCTTTATTCTACGTAGCATTAGCATCTGGGGCCGTTCAAGCAGCAATCGTATTAGCCAAACCCCTTCCTCAATTCTTCAAAGGAACCAACTATTCCCCCGAAGGCCCGGCAATGGTAGCCGAATACGGTCCCGAGCTTATTCAGGGGCCTAAAGGCGACATGCGAATCGTTTCTGAGCCGTCCATTGTGAATCTGGAGAAGGGTTCGAAGGTGAAAACGGCCTTTGAAACCAGCCAGCTTCTTAAACGAATGGAAGATGCGGAGCTTATGAGGGCTATCGGTCCCGGACACTGGCAACGAAAGATCGACGAAATCGAGACACTTCGCCACCAAAACGATTTCAACCGACTTGTGAGTGCCATGAAACAAAGTTCACTATCGGAAGCTATGGTTGAACGAGCTTTTGCCAGAGCATTAGACTCCCGGCCCGAAAAAGGAGTGATTATGGATGCGAAAGGCTATCGGGAATACGAGATCAAGCAAAAACAGAAAGCGGAATACCTAAGCCGCAAAACAGGCTTTTAGTTAAGAGGAGCCAGGTAGATTGCCTGGCTCCTCAACTGCTTTAAACCGCTTGTAATGCTTTAAGATTAATTATGGTCTTTTGATAATCTAAGAATGCATAGGCAAATTCTTCAGCAGCTTCGTAATTGCTAAACTCGTACTGTTCGTTGAGGCCCGTATTACTCCTAAGCTCAATATTTCCATATCGAGCAATTGGAATCTGATAGTTGCCTTTAAAACGCTTATCTCTACTACCATTTTTATTAACCTTCGCCCATGTATATTCTATTACTTTGCTGTCTTTCGGGACTGATTCGGTTTCGACGAACCTAGTAGGGGAGAATAGAAATTTTAATTCATCATATCCTACTACGGCAAGCTCTTTTCTACTTCTATAGGCAATCATAAAACTAGGGTAGAAATAAAGATCAGCTCCATTGATGTTCTTGAAAAAGAACGGCTCGTAATCGGTCATTATATCCGGAATAGTTTTAAGGCCTATATAGGTCTGTTTCCTAGTTACTATCCTTGAGGCAGCTGAACGTGTCTTTTTACGATCATGATAATACGAAGATGTTCTATCCCAAATTTTATGACTACCAGCCATTACTTTAAAAGCATTCTGCATTCGGTCAAATTTAGCTTGAATTGTAGGATCAAATTCTACCTCAAGCTTCACAAAGGAATTCTTTTCCTGCTCTTTCAGTGCTTCAAGAATTTCTTTTTGCGAAGCAATATCTCCCTTAAAGCTCTCGGAAAGCTTCTTATTAAAAAATCCTAAAAGGAACGCATAGCTACAGGCCAACTTGAACTTTGATCCAAACGATGCCAGTCGGACCTCCCTAATGCTTTTAGCAATCGAATTCCTCTGCTCATGCGTAGACAAGATTAAGTCTTTGATTCCTTGCATATCTTGGCTTGTAATTTGCTGGACATCTACACTGATGATATTATCAGGAAGATCGGACGTAAATGATGGTACAGGGGACTCTTCCGGTACATAAGAAGAGGGGGACGCACCAGGCTTATCAAGCCTTTCTCGATAAGAGATACCTGTACCCGGTATACTTGCATAGCCGTAAACACCTCGACCAGAGAAGTTGACTCCAGCTCCTCGAATGCCAATCGAGGTACTAACTCCTTTAGAACTGAAATTTAAACGAACGCCAGGAATGATTTTGACGCTTTTGCGGAATCGCCATGCCATAATTCGAGATTGAAAAGGTTTGATATAGTAGGTTAATTTATTGAATGAACGAAAGTTGAATTAAATTTACAAAGCTTCTTACAAAGAATAATATGAGTGTAACAGAGATACCAAAGGAGAATTGGAAAGATAAATCTATTGCTTTGAGTAAGGCAATGCTATCAATGGCACCACCTATTGAAGGCATTCCAGTAGGTTCGATAATTGGAGAGTTGATCTCTCTCTTTGTTACTACACCACATTCTAAAAGTATGGAAAAATGGATGCATACAGTAGCGGAAAGGATCGTGTATGTCGAATCCCAAATAGGTCAAGAGGTATTATTAGAGTTGATCCAAAAGGACGAGTTCACTACATATTTTGCTGAATGTTGTAGAATTGCTACCAAAAATCATCAAGAGGAAAAGCTGCTAATGTTGAGAAACTCATTTGATAATTACTTCTTTAAGGCTGATATACATTTTGATAAAAAATATACTTTTCTACGTATAGTTGATGAGCTAACCGTTACGCATCTATCTATCCTGAACTTCATTGAAAATAATGAAGGATACATCATTCATAATATTAAGGACTATGAGAACCTTTATAAGTTGTACATCGGGAGTAGGCCTGAGATAGATAGGTATTTTTTAAGACGTTGTGTCCGGGACTTAGAAACTCAAGGGCTAGTGCGTATCAATAACGATTTCAAGGACTTCATACATGGCCAAGGATTTGCTTCCGACACTCATACACCTTCAATCAAATTAATTGATTTGGGGGCGGAGTTTTTACAGTTTGTAAGAGAGTCTAAAGGTTCTAATGACCAATCCTTCAATTCTGAGCAAGGGGGGGTATCTAAATCTTAGAAAAAGGGGTTGAATAGATAGTAACAAACCGTTCGCTCAAGAGTATATGTAGGTGGAGGCGAAAGGTTATCAAAAAAAGAACCCGGACACTAGCCGGGTTCTACTTATATTAGCTTTTACGAATAGGAATATGATCCGATACTTCCCTGATAGTCTTTTGAGTATAAGTCTCTAATTCGTCCTCTTCAACTACTGTTACTATACCATCATTCTTCTTAAGAAGATCTACAGACTTTTCGTATTCGTCCAGCAAATTAATGTTCGAAGGCTTAGTTACCAGAATATCAAAATGCTGGCGATTTTTGTGAGCAACTTCACTTAAGTGGTTAAGCTTCGCATTGTATAAGACAGCTTTGTCATTAATAGAGTGGTTACTTGCTAAATCAAAACTTAAGGGCTTCACGAGGTGTTCTACTCCATTTTGCCAAGATATATCAATCTTGATCGATGTCAGATCAGTCGCAATGGTCTTGGGCTCTTCCTTGATGTAGTTTTTATAGCTAACGTTAATAAAACTATTTTTGTACTTTCTAACAATGTAGTCTTCATCGCGAACAGTAATTGATTCCTCTTCTTCCCAATCTCCAAAATAAAGATTGAAGTAATCGTTCGCTATAGAAGAAATGTCTGAATTATAGGTAATTCCAACTTTAGTTCGAGAAAACTGTAGTGACGAGGCATCTACATTCAAAAACTGCTTACTTATAAAAGTATCTGGGCTGTCTTTGAAGATATGCTCACTGAAGAGATTCCATTTGTTTGAAACTTCACGAGCTTTGGACTCGAACGTCTTTAAATACCCTTTAACAAGTTGTTCTTGAAAACTGCTTTTGTAGGCATTCCTCAGCCTTGTCAGCTTAGACAACCGGCGAAATATTATTTTGCGGTGTTCGGGGAAGATGAATAGTATTCCAACATTTAGAATCTCTCCCGACACTGCCGAGTGGTTATATTGAAGCAGGCTATATGTGAAAGGAGATGGTTTCATGATAATAACGATTGACGCAAAAAGGTTACAAAATTAGAACTATTCGCTTTAAATTCAGATAAGTATGCTTTTAAAGTTACAACGTCAAGTATCGGGATTTTATGATCATTGAGTATTTTAACGTTTTTATCTATGCAATCAACATTCAGAATCTTAGAATACTCTAAAAACGTACCAAACATCTCCAGCTTATCAGGCTTTTTGGAAGCCTTGAGATAGGGATACATCAAATGCCCCTCAATAGGATAGGTCAAAGTACCAGACTTAAGTTCATTAATTTTGTTATTATCTATTAACAAACTATACTCATGATCTATCAAGGAAAGCTCTCCCTCGTGTAACAGCACATTAGGCTTCTCCTTTCTTCTATCAAAATTCTGAATTAGTACATCAAAGGCATACAGTGTGTCTAGGTAGTGCAGCCCATTTAGCGTTTCCCGCTTGAGCTCAGCTTCTAAAAGCAAAGAACCTTCTAGGTATTCTGTAGCAAAGAAGGGTCTGAATGAATCACATTTGCCAAATGCTTCTTGCAAATCAGTGGGGAGTTGTTCGCGTAACTCACTACTCACTTTAACTAAAGCAATGGGAGGCGAAAATAACTCAAACTCAGTTGCTAAAGTTGACGCTAGTACTTCTTTCGCAATCACACAGTGATTTTCTACTTCATGTTTTGGGTAAACTTTAACTACATACGGCTTAAGCCACTTAGGGTCGCTACTAAAAATATAGGTGGTTTGCTACGCCCCCCCTTCTCTATCCTTTTTACAAAACTTATGGCATCAAATACTTGTATATCAGGCATGGGTAGGCAAAAAATTAGAGCTTTAGCCAATTAGTAAAGCAATATATCCTTGATTATTGAAGTAAAAAACACTCAATCTATATTATCAATCAATGATTTAAATTCATAGTACTGATAATCAGCAGTATTTTCTCTGAGTGTACTATATTAGCACCTATTGACTCGCCTCAGTAACATGCATCTTCTTGCCATACGGCACAGCAATAGCGATCAGGCAGGATAGACAGAGACGGGGGCTTTCCTAAGATCGTACTTCTATGGGCAATTATAGAGGAAATTAGTATAAACGGCGGTGGAGTGCCTGCATTCATTCTCGCGTGAAAGGGTACCTGTTCAACCCTCCCCGGTAAGGAAAAGCGTCTGACCTACCCCCGGGGTGTTGGGTGGAGGATTTTCATAGTACAGTGCATTAGATAGCTAACCCAGATTATATTTTTGGCAACCGACTGATTATCAACGTTGTGAGGAAAAATCACAACGGGTGTCTGCATCTTCATCATTACAGTGGACTATATAGCTAAATAGATCGCTAGGCAGATTAGACTAGCGGGCGAATTCCAAAGCGACGTCTTCATGCATCCATGTTCCGCCTGTATGCTGACCTCTCTCGGTTATAATCCAATTACCATTATTTCTGGTATTTGACAATTCGGCAATATAGGCTCTAGTAGAAGCCAATGACAGCCAGTCATTAGGACGTTTCCCAAACGGCTTAGCCATTTCAGTAGCATTCACCATTAATTCGCCTGACTCAGTGCGAAAAGTTACCTTACTGTTTTGATACTCTAACCTGCATAGCGGACTATATAGCTACCTGTCCGTTCGCTTCGCTCACAGCCAGCAGACTCTTTATAGGTGATTCGGATTATCTATAACGTGGGATTATCCCATCTTTTGTAAAAGGTAACTCTGTCTTAGTTTAATGAAGAATCATGCTGTATTTAGTTTGCAGGGATATGAATTCACTCTATATCTTCAGGCATGATAGAAATCAATGATACTTCAGAAACTTCGTCAAGGTTTTCTGGCCAGGAGCTTCCTGGCCAAGTGTTCACAAAAACCTATGATTATTATATATTCCTCGATTATGATTTCTTTGCCACTGGTACCTATGCCAATCTCATCTTTGGGCTCGAAAGAGCTTTAAATGGAGAATATATCCGTTTGCATACGCTTGAGAAAAAGATAGGTGAAATATGGCAATATGATCAAGAAGTTGCTCCTGTGCCTTATCCCTGTTTACAATTAAACGTTTGCAATGATCCAGAGGTAGAGTGGAGTCAGGCGATAGATCTAAATGAGGAGGGGCTGTCGATCTATGGTGAGTCCTGTTTCAACCCCGTTATGTACGGAGCTTCGCAGCATTGGGCCCTCTATCTTCATAAATATGACGAAGTTGGCGTATTGGGATTTGATACCATACTCCTGGAGACGTTCGTATCATTAGCCATTCCCGTCAAAGGACATTTACTAAGCTCACATGAAGTAATAGCATTTCAAATGCGGTTATCAAGCAATCCAGAACGATTGGCTGCTTCCTACGCCAATTTTGTTAATACTTATCCTGTGTTTTTGATCTAGTGGTGATAGTTAAAAATAATTCAGCATGACCTAATACAAGTGCAAGTTGAGGCCTGATTATAGGCATTGAACCTATGTCAACTCAAATCTGAGTCGGCTGACTATCGGTAAGGGCGGCATTTTAATGTCTTCAAAAAGATATTTTGGGTTGCAAGTCTCAGGAGCGGTCACTGCGTTTATTAATGACTACTTTTGGCTCGTCACCTGAACTAGTTCCAATTCAACATGTATTGACAATGAGTCAGCTTAAATGGGAGGAGCTTAAAGTCTACCGCCCCCTGCCTAAAGAGTCCCTTAAGCCTGCTTTCAAAGACTTTACCGCTATTATCGCCGAAAACCTTTTGCCCTATGGATTTAAAAAGGTGGGCCGAAGATTGATCAGGCCATCCAAGGACCTGTTACAGGTTATTCATATCGACACCCGAGGCAGTTGGATGGGTACGAGTGAAAGTTTTAAAACAGAAATAGGTTTAGCCACTGTCTATGATACCGATTGCTTCGTTAAGAATTATGAGCTAACCGGCTCTAAAAAGATTGAACATATTATTCCGAGTCTTAAAAACTATCATCGGATCACCCAGGAGTACAAAGTATTTGCGGAGTTCTATACCCAAACACTCATTGAGCATATTCTACCTTACTTTAGCCGCTATTCTTCTTCAACTGATGTTTTGACTAATCGAACCCATTTCAAAGTCGGTGAAGTGTCAGGGCGTGATGAAAACCTAATTCTTTTCTGCGAGCTTGCTCAGCATATGAATCAAGAGGCTTCCGCTATTGTAAGCAGAAAACTTGTTTTAGCCCGTAACCTCTCTTGCAGCGATGTGGCGATACAAGAGTTGGAACGGATTAACCAATACTTGCATGCTAATCAATGGGATCAAATAGACCAAGTACTTCTTGACTATAAAAGCCAGGTTGTCAAGAAGCTTAAGCTGAAGACCCAAGGCGATTGAATGTCATTACCAGTAAATCAAGGTAGCAAGCTCCAGGTTCATATTCCTGAAAGCCTTTCGTGAGTATATTGAATAGCCGATTTACATAAAGGATTGATTTTACAATAGTGCATCACCATGAAAGACTCTAATCGTCAAGAACTAATACGTATGATTGAATCAGCTATAGGCACCCCGTTACCCGCAAATCCTATTTTTTTTGAGGGTTTAGGCATTGATGGTGATGACTGTGTAGAGCTAATGAAAAGCCTCGCTATTAAATATGAAATCGATATGACGGATTATCAGCCCCTGGATTATCAGGCAACCGAATACGAAATCGGCACGTCTTGGTTTGGGGAAGTTAAACTCGATCACCAGTTAAAAACATTTGATTTTGAGCATTTGGTTAGCGTAATTGATCAGAAGAAATGGTATAATCCTCGCTAGTTCAATCTAAAACTGCTTATACAACTGCATGAAAGATATTACAGACCAAATACTAGATTATCGAGAATGTTGCAGAAATATCTGGAACAGCTACTTTCTAAGACTCGACTGGGCTGAGCGAGAAATAGACTATAGAGATTATTTCGAATCCATAAATACAATTCTTCTAGAAGACACTGTCTTCAAACAAGTAACAGGAGGGCAGGAAATCCAACGCCATGCAAATGGATACTATCCCCCCATAAAGGTTACTCCCCGCTTAGGCCCTCTGGGTTACCATGCTATGTATGGAGAGAGTGTCGATCTACATACTCAGTGGCACGAGATAAAGTTGAGTTCAAACAGCAATGATTTTAGGTTTATTGAACTATTCGATTGGACCGTCGAGAATATCATGGATAATCAGTATGTAAGGGTGAAGCTGATTGATTCCCTTGAGCTTCCAGAAAAGATTGGCTACGATTTCTTAGTTGAATGTTGGAGTGTTGACTTTTTTCTTATCTAACTTACTCCTATAGCGTTTACAAACGACCACCGGAGTAATGTGATCCATGTACTCGCACGCAAGCACCTACCCGAAAACCCGGCATTTCTCCACTTCTGATTTGAACCCGTCCTTGTCGAGGCCCAATATATATTAGATAGCTAAGTCAGATCGCTGAAGAGCTTTTCAGCGTGAGTTTGGCAATGGAGCTGGCGGGGGAGGCGGTATGGGTACGTAGCTTCCAAAATGAAATTTTTTGGAAGTGGGTTTCAACATCAGCGTGTCAAAGAGTGGTGTTAAGCTATGAGCTAAAGCCACAATGCTTGGAGAAGCAACGTTAGAATAACCGCGGGCCTTGCGTATAGTTCGGTTTGCTCGGTGTATCCAAAGATGGTAGGTAAAAGCGTCGGCAACTATTCCTGTTGAGGCACTATCCGCTTCATAATAACAAAGGGAGTCAATAGCGGTGGTTAATTTATGAATGACACTTAAGTCAACTTGCCCCTGGAAGTAATTAGTATCAATATTTCGATGCCTCCAAAATAGCACTGTCCCATCCTTGGCAATTTTAAAGGAATAGTTATGAGGAATGTATTCGCCTTTAAAACTTCCCTCGAGTGTATCAAAATCAGGATGGTGCGTGTTTTCTTTAGGCCCAGAAGTACAGGCAGACATTAGTCCGGCAAGAAGTAAGAATCGTTTCATAACGGTGAGGTTGTAAGCAGCCAATATAACAAAGAAAGCTACCCATGACGATGAGTAGGCTTTCTTTGTTAGTGCAAGTAAAGTCGGCATTATGGCAATGCTTTCTTAGAGATGTAGATCACGCCACTGAAGGATTCTCAAGTTATAGAGTAAAATGTTCGCAATAGCGAACATAACTAATTGATATATAGATATTTAAGTAAAAAATATTTGCTCTTTTTTATTGACATTTTGTTCTTCTCTTGTATTTTAGCAGTGTCTAAGTTTCAATAGCGGGTAGCAATGCCCAACATATAGTTGTAGGGCTTACATTTGTGCCTGATAGTCATTTCTGTGTCTATACGCAGCGGTGTTCTACCTGCCGTGCATCTCCTGTTATGGTTGATGCAAGCCCGTTATTGGACTTAGACAGCGGCAAGGGGAACACCGCTGTTTTTATTGTACCTCTTCTTCTAAAACACAGGAGTCATGATTAACTAAACTTCCTTCCAAAAATCACAATTAAGTATCTTTTACACAGCCGGACAAATATCTGATTGCAAGAATTCTATTGTCTAAACAAAAACCACATACCATCATGATCAACAAATTTCATTTCGCCTACCATCTGCGTACTGAAGGCATTTCTGAACAAGGTCTGCCCATTATTTATGCCAAAGCGACTTTAAATGGCAATCGTATTAATATTGGCTCAACGGGCATTCGGGTATCATTAGATAACTGGGATATCCAAAGACGCCGGATCCGACTATCGGATACCATTTCGATGATGGATAATGCCAAGCTTGATTCTTTGGAAAGTCAGGTAAGGTCCGTAATTCTGTATGCCGAATCCCGTCAGGAACGGGTCACCCCGGAGCAGTTAAAGAAGGCTCTGCGTCCTGCTTCCGCTCGTCAAACGGACGTATTTACACTACTGGATAAATACCTAGAATGGTCAGAACAGATGAGTCAGAAAGGGGATCACGCAATTAGTACCCATAAGACCCGCAAGGAGAAGCTAGCTTTAGTAAAATACTTCCTAGAGGAAGAAAAGAAGACTAAGCTTCTGGTCGAGGAGATAAACAGGGTCATTATGGAGCGTTTTATTAATTACATGCTACTCAAACGTAACGCTAAAAAAGTCTACGCCCAGAAGTGCCAGCAGTTCATAAAGACCTTCGTGATTTGGTGTTGGGAAAATGGACATATTGACATTAACCCGCTGGACAACTACAAAGTCAAGGTAGACAAAACACCTAATTTGGAACACCTCTCTGAAGCAGAGCTTACGCTACTGACGACAACGGTGTTTCCTAAACGCCTCCAAGAGACCGTTGATTGTTACCTGTTTGCGTGCAATACCGGGTTAGCCTACGTAGATATGAAGCTTTTGAATGAATCCAACGTAGTTGAGGTAGGGGGTAGATTGTACTTACAAGGGGCACGTGAGAAAACAGATACGAAGTATTTCGTTCCACTGTCAAAAGTAGCTCAAGCTATCATTGTCAAATATGGCGGAGTCTCTAAACTCCCATTACGATCCAACAAAGAAGTTAACTGCATGCTCAAAGTCGCTATGGCCCAAATTGGTGTCAATAGAAGAATCTGGTTTCATACAGGTCGAAAGACCTTTGCTATGCGGATGCAGAATGAGTTCCTACGTTCGGATGAGACCACAGCCGCCATGTTGGGCCATAAATCAACTAAAGAGCTAAAAACCTATCGCAACATTACCAAAGAGCGGGTTATTAAAGAAATGAGCAATTTCGACTTTTAAAATTCCAAACCACCATGGCAAAGCAAAACGCCTCTATTTCAGCCGAACACTCTATGGCTGCCCAGATCATTTTTGAAAGTGCTAAAAACATGCGGGAAGATTATGATTTTCCATCTTTGCGAAAACACCTCAACCGGGCTCATACCTGGTATGCCGCTTCTACCCTCTACGCAAATCTGGAAGATGACGAAAGACAGCATGCTGCCGAGTATCACCTAGCCGTCATGGACCTGATTGACACCATAGCTCGGCAGATTGAAGACCCGCATAATCCAAATAACGTATAGTGAATTCCGTTTAAATTTAAATCCTTGCATTCTCAGGCTTTTCTCTTCATCACTACCCGCTAGTGATCTGGGCGAGCTATGTCCTAAATGCTTCTAATTCCTCACTATTCACATGAAAAATCAATCAAAAGTAAACGGCTCATCCATGCCTGTATCGCCCGTCTCAGGCTCTTTCTCTACTTCTGAGCTTCGCATCACTCAGGCCGTAGAGTTATCTGGTCACATCAGTCTTCCAGCCGAGTTCTATGAGAAGTACAAAGACTCAGAGATCTTTCAAAAGGGAGTACCCCGGGTAGAGTTCCACCACCAGCAGCGAATGATTCACCTGACGGCTGGTGAAGGCGAAGAGGCAGTTTGGGTGGTAGGTCATTTAACGCCTCATCCAATTTATTCTGATTTAAGCGTCTTCAAGCGGGAATGGATGCTGTCAAAGGAAGCCGATACCTACTTTGAAAGCCATACCCATTATTTTGGTTCTGAGCATGAAGGATACAAAGAGGTGAGTGAAATCCTGGATGAGAAGAAACGAGCCGATATTGCCTGCTTTCATGATTTCAAGCTTCATCTGCCTATCTTCTGCGAAGTACCTTATAATATCGAAGGGGGAAATCATGTATGGTTAGAGATGGAAACCCAACCAGATCTGCAAGGCACATCCTATGTATATTTTATGTCATCTCTCTATGATGAGATGGCTCAGAAGGTGCAGGATCGAGTGTTTGCGGAGCAGAAACAGCGTCTCAAAGACCTCATCTGCATTGATGTATACTAATCCATTACTCGGCCTTTTGGAATTTTTCTGGGAGGCTGATCTTTTCAACTCTACAACTACTTACATCTATGGAAAACGTATCTCAAAAACAGCATAAGGTCTATCAAATCGCTGAAGGCTTTATTACCCGAACAGTGATTCGTGAATTGCAGAGTCACTTAAGTCAAATGTTTGCTCATTACGCTATCTCAATACCTTTTCACCAACTAGGAGAGGAGGAACGCTACGATGCAGCCAGCTCATTTATAGCCCTAGTTGAGCTATTGAACAAGTTAGCTGAGGAAATTCATGATGTCGATGCTCAGGATTACATAGCCTTGGGCAAACGGCAAGCAGCTGCTTAAAACAAATACCCCATCATATCGATGGGGTATTTGTAGTTACTCAGTCACTTCTTCGGAATTGAATATGTTAAGTACTAGGTCAATAGCAAAGTTATCAATTGCTTGTATCAAACCAGCCGACTCATCATCCTTTACATGTGAAGACGTATAAGTGTATATGAATGGGACACTGTTAGGAATAAGCGGGTTTGGCCCTTGGGTAATATTGCCAAACCCATAATCGTATTGCCTTTGAAGTCTAACACTTTTTTCTATGAAGCTTTTGCTTACTTCATTCGCGCCTATCCAATAACTCTTAACAAATAATTCTTTACGAAGGGAACCGCCTTTTGCAAAGAAATTGATTAGATGTAATCCGTGCACAAACGTCATATCAACTTCGTATGTTAGATCAAATCTTCCAACTGGACGTTTTAATTTGAATGTATTCAGAATGCCTAAATCTATTTCCGAGTGAACTAGACCGTCTAAAACAACAAACTTCCTGACTGGGCCTGTATTGTACTTTTCTTCTATTAGCTCTATTTTTTTTAGTGCCATTATATTATATTTAATGCCCTCTCTTAGTTGATGGGCACATAAATATCATTTTATTTTTTTTGTTTTCAAATTCGTTAAAATCCCTAGATGCCTTTAAAAAAACCATCATATGTCTATCATATGATGGTTTTTTTAGATAATTTATAAAATAAATATTTTTTATCAAATGTCAAGGGATTTTGATATTTTTTGATGTTTCGTCGGTATACCCGAGTGCATGGGCCAAAGTCATTATGATGTCTTATTTGTATTAAACAAAGATTTCACTAGGTGTAATTGATGCCTGTTATATTATATTAGTAGCATAAACGATTGATTCATATGTCTGTGCCATTATTACCCACATATATATCTAGTATCCTGCCTATTGTTTTAGCCATCCCGTTGCTTATAGTCTCCTATGGACGCAAAGTAGTAGTTAACCCTTCTAATCCCTCGTCTAACCTCTCTACGCAGTTATCCTTCACTAGCGATGGGGAACGCCTCAGCTGACGGCTCGTAGTATCTGCTGATCAAGCCTCAATACGTACTTTCCTATCAACCCCTGAAAGGCAGTGCTCGCTGGGTAGGCTGGCCTTTGCAAAGCAGTGATTTGGGTTCAGTTGATCGCCAGGAAGACTTCCGGCCCGATGAGGACTTGCCGCGTAACTTTACGATGATCAAACCCACCGATTACAACAACAGTGGCTTCGACCGCGGGCACTTGTGCCCTTCGGATGATCGTACGGCCACCGAAAGCGACAACTCGGCTACGTTTGTCATGACTAATATGATTCCGCAGGCTCCAAGTCTCAACCGAGGCATCTGGAGTGATCTAGAAGAGTATTGCCGAACGAAGGTAAAGCTCGGCTCCGAGGCTTATATCTACGCGGGTGGATACGGCGAAGGGAGTAAAGGATCAAACGGCTCGGCTAGCAGTATTGCCAGTGGGAAGGTGAGTGTACCCAATCGCTGTTGGAAGGTGATGCTCATTATGCCGGAAGGTGATAATGACCTTTCCTAGGTAGCCACGGAAAAGGTAGAGGTGATTGCGGTCAATATGCCTAACTCGCAGTATGTAGCCGGCATGGGCTGGAGACGATGGACGGTAACCGTACATGAGTTAAAACGAACGACGGGCCTAGACTTCTTTTAAGAGCTTCCTAAGGCCGTTCAGGACAAGATTGAGAATTAGGGGCTCATCAAAATTGATGCCTCTGATTATGAGGCGGTTCACCTAAAAGTGAAGGTCTTTGACATCAGGTCGAACAGCTATCGATCAAGCTCGACAATATTCGGGCTTCTTTTTTATAAGGAAGACGTCGAAACTTAGTTGTTAAATAATCCTATACGTAGTAATATTAAGCTTTTAATTAACTTGATATAGCACTAATTGTAGATCAGCAGCATAATAATGACTGTGATACATGGGTTAGAAATATGGCTATTGTTGAATTTGAAGGATACCACGGCACGAATGAAGCAAACGTAGGTAATATACTAACTAATCATTTTAACATAAGTGAGGGCCCTGACGAGTGGCTAGGTGATGGTACATATTTTTTTGTAGAAGGTATATCTGACCCTGTGCAGAGAGCTATTCAATGGGCGGTAGTTACTGCTTGGGATAAGCTTGGTAAAAGAAATAGATACAGCAGATATTCAGTTATAAAAGCTATAATCACGGTAGAGGAAGAGTACTTGCTGGATTTGACCACACTTGAAGGAAGACAAGTAATGAATTATTTGCAAGAGCAGTATGTTAAGAAGCTAGCTCAAATGAGTAAAGAGCTCAGAGGTAGCAAAAAAGCGACTGAAGGAGCTATCATCAACGACGTTCGTGATGAAGGTATTTTTAGATTAGATGTTGTTAAAGCAGATTTTCCATTTAAGTTTGCAGCAGAACGTATTCTAGGCACAGCGTTCCGTCAGCCTAATGTTACAATTTGTGCCGTTTTTGAACCAAACAACAATATAAACGCTGATTCTATGTGTGTAGTAGAGTCAGGGGAGGTAGCCAATGAAACTTTCTGATGTGAAAGAAGCCATTGACACTTACTTTAGAGATGTAACGCCTCAGGAGGTCATCGATAATTTGACAAGGTGGGGATGTGAGATAGGTGACATTGAGGAAAACGATTTTCGAAGTGTAAGTTGTCAAGTTTTTAAGTCTGATTTAAATAGTTTTGAAGCGGTAACACAACCTGTTGCCGCTTTTTTATTTAATTGCCGTCCTATACTAAGCATTTGGTGAACTATGAATATAAAGCTTGATCATAATGAGTTAATTACAATGACTTTGGAAAGGGCACCGGAGGCAAGAGATACACGTAGCTTTAATGTAAATCATGAGCCTGTCTATCATGCTGAAAACCAGAGACTTTTTAGTGTTCTATTCGATTTATCTATTCAGGCTCCTACAGTAACGATTGATATTGTTTATCAATCAATCTTTACCTGTGACGAGGATATAACCCAAGAATTCAAAGAGTCTTATTTCCCTAAAGTCAATGCTCCTGCAATTGCTTATCCTTTTTTGAGAGCCTTTGTGGGAACAATTACATTGAATGCTGGGATTGAACCAGTTATTTTGGACACTATGAACTTTACTCAAAAGGGAGATATTAAGGAATAA